ACCGGCAGATGTCGCTGCGCGCGCTGGCCAAGGAAATGGGGATGGGGCACTCGCAGCTTAGCCTGGCCTTCTCCGGCGCACGCAAACTTCAGGCCGACGAGATCGCCAAGATCAGCAACATCTTCGGAGAACCTGTCCATCGGGTGCTGGAGAACGCCGGCATTTCGGTGCGGCCGATGAGCGGGCGGCGCGTGGCGGTGATCGGCGCCGGGCGCGGCGACGGCACGGTCGAAATCTACGGCACCGACGTCATCGAGCGCACCAGTGCGCCGGACGATTTGCCCGACAACGTGCAGGCTGTGCAGCACCGCACCGCCGGCACGCCGATGGAATGGGTGGACGGCGCGGTGACGTTCTTCCGCGAGCCGCGCGGCGTCGATCCGGCGGCGCTCGGGCGCCTGTCGCTGTGCAAGGTCAAAGGCGGACCGGCGGTAATCACCGGTGTGCGGCGTGGCTACAAGGATGGCACCTACAACCTGTTCGGCCCGTACAACGCTGAGAGCGTCACGCTGGAATACGCCACCCCGATCCTGGTGACGCGCCACTAGCTGCGCGCCGCACGCTATAATCCCAATGTCGTTCGCAGCCGTCGCCAAATAACCACGACTATCCAAATCTGTTTGCATTTCCGCACCGTTGGTCTATAATTAGAACCAGTGCAGCACTTCATAGCTGCGCGTCACCAACGGAGAGCACCATGTCAGAAATTGTCCCAGCGCCGGGCGATATGCCCGCGCCAGCGCCAGCGCGCTCGATGGCCACGCCGGCCGAAATGATCCAGTACGTGATGGCCAACAACGGGTCCATCGACCAGCTCGAAAAGTTCTACGCGCTGCAGCAGCGCTGGGAAGCCGACCAGGCGCGCAAGGCGTTCGTGGCCGCCAAGGCTGCCTTCAAGGCCGAGAACGTGGTCGTGGCTCGGGACAAGGAAAACAAGCAGTACAACTCGACCTACACCTCGCTTGGCAATCTGGTCGGCACCGTATCGCCGATCTTGAGCAAGCACGGCCTGTCCGCTGACTGGGACATCGACCAGTCCGACGGCATCGTCGTCACCTGCATCCTCTCGCACTCGATGGGTCACTCGGATCGCGTGAGCCTCAAAGTCCCGCCGGACACCGCAGGGGCGAAAAACCCGATCCAGCAGATCAAGAGCGCGATCACCTACGCCAAGGCTGTGACCTTCGAATCGGTCTGCGGCCTGGCGTCGACCGACGCCAACCATGACGATGACGGCACAGCTGCCGGAACCGGCGGCGTCAGCTACTCCCAGGATTGGGTTGAGGCGGCACGCATGGCCGCAGATGCAGCGACGCTGGAGAAAGTCTGGACTGATGGCGTGGCCGAAATCCAAAAGGCCAAGGACCAAATCCTGTACGACCAGTTCAAGACCGCGGTTGTCGCCCGCAAAAAGAAGATTGCCGAGGGAGGTAGCTATGTCGCGTGACTTCACAATTGTCGAAGCGCCCCAGCGCTCGCCCGAATGGTTCGCCGCCCGGCTGGGCCGCGTTACCGGCAGCAAGGCATCCTGCGTCCTGATGGGCGAGAAGACCGCCGGCCGCGCGGACTACATCATGCAGTTGGCGCTGGAGCGCATGACCGGCGCAGCTCTCGATGCAGGGTATGTGTCGACCGAGATGCAGCGCGGCACCGACCTGGAGCCGTTCGCCCGCATGCGCGCCGAGCGCAGCGGCGCCATCATCCGTGAAACCGGGTTCCTTCGCCACGACAGGCTGATGATCGGCGCCTCGCTCGATGGCGATGAGGATGACTTCGAGCGCGTGTGGGAATTCAAGTGTCCGAAGTCCACCACGCACATCAAGTACGTCGAGACACGCGGCAAGGCGCTCATCAAGGACTATGAGCCACAGATCATGCACAACCTGCTGCTGACCGGCGCCAAGGCAGCAGCCATCGGCAGCTTCGACGACCGCATGCCGGAAGGGCTGGAGTGGGTGCAATACGAAGTGCGCGCCACCGATCTGCCGATCGTCGAATACGAGAAGGCGCTGGCCAAGTTCCTGGTCGAAGTGGAAGCGATGCACGAACGCCTGCGCATGCTGCAGAAGGGGTGGAAGGTATGCCAGTGATTGATCTCGCTGGCCGCCGCTTCGGGCGACTACTCGCCTTGAGCTACTGCGGGTCTCAGGATGGGCGGAAAGCTTGGAAGTGCCAGTGTGATTGCGGCGCTGTGATTGAGGTGCCCGGAGCTAACCTGCGAGCTGGAAAGGCGCAGTCGTGCGGATGCCTGAAACGGGAAAACCTGGCCGCTGGAATTAACACAAAGCACGGGATGTACAAATCCCGCACACATAAGACCTGGGAATCCATGGTGTCACGCTGCACCAACGAAAATGATCCCAGCTACAGCGCGTACGGCGGCAGAGGTATCACGGTCTGCGCCCGGTGGATGCAGTTCGAGTTCTTCCATATAGACATGGGTGATCGCCCTGCTGGGATGACGATCGATCGTATTGATGTCGCGGGCAATTACGAGCCAGCAAACTGCAGGTGGGCCACTGCAGTGACACAGGCGAACAATCGGAGAGTCAACCGTCGGGTCTCATATCGAGGGGTAGCATATACGGTGCGAGAACTGTCCACCCTCACCGGTGCGCCATACGCAACATTGCGCGAACGCATCTTGAAAGCAGGGTGGGATGCGGAGAAGGCCGTTTCGACGCCAGTGGCGCACAAGAGAAAGGCAGCATGACATGGATGAGAAGACCTACCTGACGATCCGCGAGCTGTGCACGCGTTGGAAAGTCAACCGCAACACCTTGTGGAACTACCGCCAGAAAGGGATCGGCCCAGCGCCGGTCCAGCTTCTGCCCGGCATCCACGGCCTGCGCTACAAGCTGGCCGAAGTGGTGGCCTACGAAAAAGAACGGGACCGCGCGCGCGGCCTGGCAACTGGAGGAACATGATGGACCAAGCAATTCGCAGGATGACCGACGACGAGCAGGAAGCCGAGATTTACCGGCGCCTGCACGACGCGGAAGTCGAGCGCCGGCGCGCCGACTATGAAGCCGAGTTCGGGCCGGAGTTCAGGCTGACACACCCGTTTCAGCCAACCGGCGTGCACGAAGCAGTGATGGAGCAGATCGAAGCGATGAAGCAGTACGACTGACCACAACAACATGGAGAGCAGCATGAAAGAACAGATCATGAACGCCAGCATCGCCGCCCAGCCGATGCGCCAGGTGGCGGGGTTGGTAGCCGGGTCGGCAGGAATCGTCAGCGCCGGGCACGCCGCCGCACACCTCGATGACCGAGAGGAGCAGGCGCAGGCCGAGTGCAACCGCATCGCCGCCCAGCAGGCCCGGCAAATCGTCGAGCGCCGTGCCGCCGAGCGCGCCGCGCAGGCCAAGCTGGACGAACAGGCCGCCGAGCATGAGCGTCGCAAGGCATCGCTGGCCGACCAGCCGGCGCCGGGAGTGCGCTTCAGCGTCGCCGCCGACGACCACGACGAACCGGAAGAGGACGAAGTGCCCGGCGAGCAGGCGCTGTTCGAAGCATGGGCGGCGCGCCAGGAGCGCCCCTACTTCCTCGACATGCACGATGGTCGCTACATGAACCCGCGCACGCAGCATGCATTCGAGGGCTTCTGCGGCGCGCTGGAGATCGCCAGGGAAATCGGCAAGGAAACCTACGCCCCCATGATCGAAGCCAAGGCTGTGCTGGCGAAGGCGCCGGCAATCGGAGGTGCCGTATGATCAGGACCAAGACTGGCGGCCCGGCGTTTCCGAACAACCTGACGCCCGGCATGGACCTGCGCGACTACTTCGCGGCCAAGGCTCTGCCGGCTGCGATGCACGAAGCTAGCGCCCTCTATGTCAAAGGCCCGACGCCCGAGTATGTCGCTGAACTGTGCTACTCGATCGCTGACGCTATGCTCGCCGAGCGTGCCAAGGGCGGAGGTGCATGATGCCAATGCCAGGATACAGAAAGCTGGTCGAGGCGGCCATGCCGGGAAGCGCGCGCGACTTACAGGACAAGGTGCCCATCCACCCGCGCACCATCAGCCGGATCATCATGACCCTCCGGCGAGAAGGTGCCACCGACGACCCGAAGATCAACAGTGCCTGCCACATCATCAAGTGGAAGCGCTCGGCCAACGGCGGCGCATTTCAGCCGGTGTATGCGCTGGGGCCGGGGCGCGACGCTCCCTGCCTGTTGAAGCCGCTTACGGAAAAGCAGGTGCGCCAGCGCTACCTCGCGCGCATCAAGGGCACAGAAAAGATGGAGCAGATCCAGGCGCGCCAGCGCACCCGGCTGCAGGTGATGAAAATGGCCAAGCGCGGCGACCCGCTGGTCAATGCATTTTTTGGGAGGGCTGCTGCATGAAAGGAAAAGTAGGACTGCACCCGATGGCGCTGCTGGGCGCCAAGCAGAAGATTGGCCAGGTGGATGCTGATCGGCTGGTGCTTCCTCCCCTGCTGTACCTGGACGCGGCCAAGCGCGGGCGCGCCGAGATCGCGCAGGAGAACGGCCTGGTGTTCTGGGCCGTGCTCTGCCAGTGCCTCGGCAGCCAGGTCGGCAGCAAGTTCTTCTATGATCTGGGCTGCAAGGCGGCGCTGGCGCTGGCCAAGGCGTGCCGGCGGCAGACCCAGTACCTGGCGCTCACCACCGGCGAATATGTGGTGCTCAAGCAGATGATGTCCACCTACCTGCGCGCGCTGCCGAACATCGAAGTCGGCGCCTTCGCGGTGAGCTGCCAGCGCGCGGAGGATGCGATCGAAAAGCTGAAGCGGGAAGCGGGCGATGCCTGATCCGCTCAAGACCATCTTCGCCGTGGCGCACGTCACGCCGGACGACCCGATCGAGGATGCGTGCCGCGGCTGCATCTTCGAGCGCGACCGGCCAGAGGTGTGCACGGTGGCGCAGGAACAAGCCAAGCTGCGCGGCTTGGATGTATGCGAGCACCCCGACGACGACGGGCGCAGCGTCATCTATGTGCGCGTGGCGGTAGACCCGCGCCAATGTGATCTATTCAACGAACAACAGGGAGGGATATGAGCAATAAACTTGATCTCGTAGTGGAAGCCAATCGGGCACTGCTGCTCCAGCGCAGCCAGCTCGGCATCCAGAAGTACGGCACCACGCTGCACGGCGGCGGTTACAGCCGGCGCGAACTGCTCCAGCATGCGCTTGAGGAAGCGCTTGATCTGGCGAACTACCTGCAGGCCGAACTGATGCGCGACCAAGCCGATCTGAAGCCGTACGCCTATGCGCCGAACTACTGCGACTGCCACACGGAAACCTGTGCGTGCGACCCCTGGAAAGTGCTGAACCCTGACGGCTCGCGGCTGTGCACGATGTTCAGCAAGCAAAGCGCGGATGCGCTGGCGAAGCGGCTGAACCGCGACAGCGGCAGGCCTACTGCCAATGGTGCAGCAGGTCAGGAAGGCGGTGCCGCATGAACCCGGCCCACCCGCTGGCCGCCCGGCGCATCGAGCGCATCAGGAAACTGCTGGAGCAGAAGTCGATGACCACGCACGAAACGGCAGCGGCCATCCACCTCTGCCTGCGCTGGACCATCAGCTACCTCAAGCACCTGCACACCAGCCGGGAAATCTTCGTCGAGCGCTGGGTGCCGAAGTGCGACGAGTTCCAGCGCCTGATCCCGTCGTACCGGCTGGGCAACAAGCCAGACGCACCGCGCTCTGTCGCGGCCCAACAACAAGAACTGGAGGCTGCATGATCACCGCCGAAAGTACGACCGTCTACAAGGCAGGGCGTCGCCGCTTCTTGACACTGCGCTCGGCGGTCAAGAGTGCCATTCGTCAGAAATTCCGAGACAACTGCGAGTGCGATTACTGCGACCACGATGAAATGCCAGGGTGCCCGACTGAGCATTTACCTTGTCGGCTACACGACGGCAGTAAGCGAGCGGAGAAGATCGCGCGCCGGCTTGGCCGCATCTACGTTACCGCCTTCCGCGCTTCAAAGGAGGCAGCATGATCCCCATCACCCTCATCGCCTGCACCGACAACAAGGGCGGCATCGGCAAGGACGGCAAGATGCCCTGGAATCTGCCGGAAGACCTGGCGCGCTTCAAACGCCTGACCATGGGCTACCCGGTGATCATGGGGCGCAAGACGTTCGAGTCGATCGGGCGCCCGCTGCCGGGCCGGGTCAACATCGTCCTGACGCACGATCTGGGCTGGACGCAGGAGTTCGTCGAGACCGCCAACTCGCTCAAGGAAGCGCTAGCCATTGCCGAAGCCACTATCGCCGGCCGCGCCTTCGTCATCGGCGGCGCCGAGATTTACAAGCAGGCGCTGCCGCTGGCGTCGATCATCGAGCTCACCGTGATCGACCGCGACTTCGATTGTGACACGTTCTTCCCGGATGAGGACGAGCGCGGCGCCGAGTGGATCGATGCGCAATACAAGCGCGGCAGGTCGACGACAGGGCTGGTGTACTGCTTTGCGACCTACCGGAAGCGGAGGCAGTCATGAGCAAGCCAAGCGGCCCGCCGGCAAAATTTATCATCGTAGTGATGGTGGCCGGATTTGCACTGATCCACTACTTCGAAGGTCAACTGAAAGCGTCACTCGAAGAGTGCGAAAAGCGCGGTGGCACGTTCCTGATGCGTGAGCAGGCATGCATCAAGGCTGAAGGCATCGACTTGCGCACGAAAAAGTAACCGGGCAGCCGCCCACCGATCCGGGCGGCACCACAATGACAGATCATGAGCGACAAATCTCCCGATCTCCAGCGTTTCGCCAGAGAAGCCTTCGGCGCCCTGCGCGGCAAGCTACCTGATGGCGTCGAATTCGAGCGCGCCATGCGTGCCGAGTGGGACCGACAGGATGATCAACCGGAAGCCGCGCCCGGACTCGCGCGGCACATAACGAAAGAAACTATGAGCAAACCCAACCTCTTGAACGACATGGCGATCCTGACCGCCGCAACGGTTCTGACCGAAGGCTGCCACGGCGCCGCGCGTGCTTCCGGCTGGTGGAACGATGCCGACCCGAATACCAGCATCGCGAACCCGCTGCACTTCTCGAACAAGCTGTGCCTGATCCATTCGGAGATCAGCGAGGCGATGGAGGGCGACCGCAAGAAGCTGATGGACGACAAGCTGCCCCACCGCCCAATGCGCGAGGTGGAACTGGCCGACGCCGTGATCCGCATTTTTGACCTGGCCGGTGGCTACGGCATGGACCTGGCCGGCGCCATTGCCGAGAAGCTGGCCTACAACGCCCAGCGCGCGGACCATAAGCCCGAGAACCGCGCGGCAGAAGGCGGCAAGGCATACTGAACGATTCGGCCAAGCGCCCCGGCCTGTTGGGGCGTAACTACAACAAGGAAATCACCATGGATAAAGACACCATCATCGGCCTGCTGCTGGCGGCCGTCCTGCTGATCGCGGTCATCCTCTGGGGCCATGCGCAGGCACGCCAAAAGCGAGAACTGCGTGCCGCAGCAGAGCGCCGGGCCAAGTCGGCAGAAGCCCTCAACGAACTGCACCGCATGGCCAGGCAAGCAACCCCTCACTGGCCGTCGCCGAGCACCAGTCGGCCATCACCAGTCAGCCGCACCAGCACCACGACCACCAGCCGCGACGATGCTGCCGATCGCCGGCGCCGTCAGGATGAAGAAGACGAGGCCCGCCGGCGCCGTCAGTCGGATGACGCATTCCACCAGCAGCAGGTCCAGCACCAAACCCTGATGGCTCAGTCGAACTTCAGTGCGCCGGAGCCGTCCTGCTCGCGCCGTTACGACAGCGACTACGGCAGCTCGTCCCACAGTAGCAGTTGCGATAGTTCGAGCTCGTCGAGTTCCGACAGTGGTTCCTGCTCGTCTAGCTGCGACTGAGCGGTTGCTTTTGCCACCACTGGTGCGATAATCAAACCACTGACCTGATTCGGAGACCACATGCACATCCTGCCCGCCATGCTGATCGGAATAGCCGTTTGGATCATCCTGTTGTGCGTTATCCACTCTGCCGTGCTGTTCGCCTGCGGGCCGTTTGTGGTGTCGGGAGTGGCGCTGGCTTTGACCTTGTTGCCGGTGCCGCGCCTCTGAATCAGGTCGGTGGTTCCTCCCTGAACTTGGTGCTTTCGAGCGCCATCTTTTTTGCGCCGGAGAAGTATTGATGGACAGCCCCAGCGAGCGCCTGCTGCGCCTGCGCCAAGTCATGGACCGCACCGGCATGGGCAAGTCGACCATCTACCGCAAGATCGCGCAGGCCGGCTTCCCCTCCCCTGTGTCCGTCGGCGGCCAGGCGGTGCGCTGGCGCGAGTCGCAGGTCGATCAGTGGATCGCCGCGCTCGCACCCACCATCACGCGACCTGCAGCTTGATCTGCTGCCGGTCCAGGTAGTTCGACCACCACGTCATCATCTCGCGCCGGCCGGCCATCCACTCGGCTGCATTGTAGGCGGCGCGCACGTCACTGCCCTCCACATGCGCGAGCTGCCGTTCGATCCAGTCGGAATTGAACCCCTGCTCGTTGAGGATCGTCGACGCCGTGCCGCGGAACCCGTGCACCGTCAGCCGGGAGTGGTAGCCCAGGCGGTACAGCCCGAAGATCATCGTGTTCTGGGATAGGCACCCTTCCTTGCCGCGCGACGGGAAGACGAACGGGCCGCCGCCGGCGAGCACGCGCAGCCGGCGCAGGATCGCCACCACCTGCCGGGTCAGCGGCACCAGATGCTCGCGGCCCATTTTCATGCGCTCGGCCGGGATGCGCCAGAGCGGCGCCGTGCCGTCCAGATCCTCGAATTCAGCCCAGGCAGCGAACCGTGTCTCGTTGGTGCGCACGAAGGTGTGCAGCGTGAACAGGATGGCCAGCCGGGTCTGCTCCTCGCCGTCGTAGGCGGCCAGCCGCTCCAGAAAGTCCGGCAGATCGGCGGCGCGCAGCGAGGCGAAGTGCTGCACCTTCGGCTTGGGCTTGAGCGCTGCGCCCAGGTCGGCGGCCGGGTTGCCCGATGCCTTGCCGCTGGCGATGGCGAAGCGGAACACGGCGCCGATGGACTGGCGCAGGCGCTTGGAGATGTCGAGCGCGCCACGCTCCTCCACCCGGCGCAGCACCTCCAAGATCTCGGGCGCGTCGAGTTCGGTGATGGGCCGGCTGCCGATGAACGGGAACACGTCACGCTCGATCCGTGACAGCACGCGCTCGGCGTGCGCCGGCACCCAGCTCGCCTTGAAGGTGTCGTGCCACTCGCGCGCGATGGTTTCGAAGGTGGCGGCGGTCTGGCGCTCGCGCCGCCTCTCGACGCCCGGATCGGCGCCGGCGGCCAGCAGGGTCTTGGCGGCGGCGCGGCGCTCGCGCGCGGCGGTCAGCGAGACGTGCGGATAGACCCCAAAGGCCAGCGTCTTCTGCTTGCCGCCGAAGCGGTAGGCCATGCGCCAGGCGCGCGTGCCGTTCGGGGCGACCAGCAGGAACAGCCCCTCCCCGTCGGTCAGCTTGTAGGGTTTGTCCCGGCCCTTGGCGGCGCGGCAGGCGGCATCGGAAAGCGGCATGTTGGTATCGGTCCTTGCTGGTAGCGAACGCCAGCGACAATACCAACAGATTGACCAACAACAAGCCGCGACGGGCCGGGACTGCGCGGCACCGCGCGGGACGCTGAAACCGTTGTTTTCCTTGGATTTCCTGGCTGGCTGGGTCTGGCCGGGACCGGGTAGTGGTAGCGGAGGAGAGGTTCACATTGGCGCATCAAGTGCCTGAGAACACTGCGCTTTCACCTGCTACCACGGTTCCGATACCAACGCCGATACCAACACACCGGCGGGACGCGCCGGGACGTCGTGGGACTGGTTTGCTGTGGAAAGGTCCGGCTCAGCGGTTATACCGCGTCATCAGCGGCCAGCCAAGCTGGCGCCGGATTTCGTCGATCGATGGTGGTGGGGTTCTGTCGCGCTGGCGCTGCTGCATGTAGGCGCGGGCGGCTTCTTTGGAAGGCTTCTGCTGCATGACGTGCTCCCGGTGGGACAACGATCAAAACAACTGGTGTGGTGGCCGGGCTGTCCCGGCTAGACGCATTTCCCGAAGTTACGCGGTTCACCACAAGAAGCCACCGTCGGTTTCCCCCGAAACACCGACTGATCTGAATTTGTCGGAGACGGTGGCTTCTTGTAGTGCCTGTCTTCCCAGGCTGCCAGATGCCACCTCCACCCGCGCATCACAGGTCACTCGTCCGTCCATTTGACCGTGGACAGCACCCGAAGGCTGGGTGTTCGCTCGGCTCCCCAAACGCGACCATTATGCCAGTGGCACGCGGCAAGGGTTATTGATTTTCGCTATTGTTTACGCGGCAGCGGTAGCGTCCTCGCCGGCCACGTACTGCTTCAGGCCGTCCACGCCTAGTTCGCGCTTCATGGCGCCGATGCCCCAGCCGGTCACTTCGTGGAAGCGGATCAGTAGGTCGTTGCCGAACGGCAGGCGGCCATGGCGGGTTTTCGAGATCACCGGCGGCTGGACTTTCAGCACGCGGCACAGCGCGGCGTCGTTCTTCAGCCCCAATTCGGTCAGCGCGCGGTCGAGCAGATCATTGGCTGCGCCAGCGTTGGTTTGGACGGCAGATGGCATTTTTCACCCCTTATTTTTGATTGGCCAGAACGTCTCCGGCAGGAAACGTTACTGTACATCAAATTAGGGATGATGGGAAAGTTTTCTGTCAGGATTTGGCAACAGCCGTCAGAACGGACCCGGCGAACATCCCGGCCAGGCCGTAGGCGATCGGCATGCCGCCGAGATAAATGCCTACCGCGCCGGCGACGGCGGCGGCACACGACAGCAGGCCGCACTTGCTGGTCACGGCTTCATAGGCGAGTTTGGCATAGTACATGATGTACCTCCCAGGAAATTGGTTCGATTGCCATAGCATAGCAAAGCTACGCCGCGGCGGTTCGATTTTCGCCAACATGGCTTAATCGTTTTTTGGCCTCGCGCCCGGTTTCTATAAGAAATCGTGGTGGTCTATGCGTTTTGGCGAAAAAAAAGCCCTCGTTTATAAGCGAGGGCAAAGGCCGCGCGCAGGAGCGCGGCTGGAGAGACTGTCGCTATTATCCCACGCTTACCGCTTCCTGCGCCGAACGCTGATGCAGCGCCACGGCGGCGCCGGCAGGGTGCTGAAGATGCGGGACACGCTGGCGGTCGAGTTGACGGTGATCTGGTCCAGCGTGACGGCCAGGTCGGCCAGCACCGGTGCCTGCACTGCCGCTTCTCCTTGCGAGGCCAGCGTGACTGCGCCCAGGGTGACATTGAGCTCGCCGGAACTGGATGGCACGGGCTCATCGCCTTCCATCGCCGCGGCCGGCTCGCCGCTGATCCCGATGACGCTGAACGGCTGCGTGCCTGACACCACCGCCGAGCCGCCCGAGTTGAACAGCGTGATGGTGAAGGTGTAATTACCCGGCTCGATGTCGACCAGCGAGTAGGTGCCAGCGCCAGCAGCGAAGGTGGCCGTGCCGTTATTGATCTGGGCGCCGCTGGTTGTGTCTGCCGGCGCCGCGACGACGGTGATACTGTCCACCACGCCCACATAGGTGAACGACCCGTCCATGGTTTGCCCATCCGGCGCGGGCTGGCTGGTGATCGATCCAGTAGGCAGCGGGACGGCCGGGACGAGCTGCACGGCGCCGACGTCGGGATCCAGGCCGCGGTTGTTCCCGCGCGCGTCGTTGATGGACTTGGCCGAGTCGGTGGCGTTGCCCAGCAGCGGGCTGCCGGCGGCGGGTCGGAAATCCGATGTGTCCGACACCACGAAGGGGTTGACCGTATCGACCGTGAAGCCGGCACGCGCGGTCGCCATGGCGATGTTGGTGTAGTTGCCGGAGATCGTGCCGCTGGTGCCGACATACGGCGTGTCGCCCACATTGACGAAGGCGTTGTTCTCGATCCTGGCCGAGCTGGTGGTGTTGAGGATCGCGCCCACCGCGTCATTCAGGGCGACGAACGTGTTTCGGGAAAACGTCGTCGAGGTGTTCGACCCCACGGTGGACACGCCCGACACGCGCACCACCAGGTTGTCGGTGAACACATTGCCGATGTTGTACTCGCCCATGGCGACGCAACTGGCGTTCGACGTGTCTGCGACGATCCGGCTGCGACGGATGCCGCAAATGGCGGCCGGGAGCGATGCCCCGTTGGGGTTCGGGCCGCCAAAGCTCATCACGCCGGAGCCGATGACGTTGACGCGGAACCCCTCGATCACCACGCCGCGCTGGATCTTCAGGTTCGAGCTCACGGTGATCGCAAGCCCTTCCGTGCCGACATCGAACGGGCCGTCAGGGTGAAAGTCGTTTTCGGCCAGGCCAGGCACCGGCCGGATAATACAGTAGAAGGCCGTGCTGGACGTGCCGACCCGAAGGTTGGCGGTGAGCGCGAACCCTTCGTAGCACTCGATGATCAGCATCTCCTGCGCCGCGACGAGATTCTGCGCGGCGGTGTAAGAGGCCAGTTGCGCGACCGTCTGGAGCGTCTGGCCGGCGCCGTACGGGACGACACGGATGCCGGGCGATGACGGGGTTGGGGTGATGGTCGGCATGGTGTGCGGGGTGCTTGTCGGTTAAGCGGCCAGGACCGGCGGGCCGACGTAGGCCGGCGGGTTGAAGAAGCCGAACGATGCGATGCGATATGACCAGGCGTGCGTTGTCGATGCGGCGATCTCGTCGTAATACCCTTGCATCACCGCGATGGCTTGATCCAGGCGAGGCACATTCATCTCCGGGAAGTAGTCCCGCAGGATGTACAGGAACTGGGCACGCATGTGCTTGGTGTTGTAGTTGTCCGGCGTGAACGTTTCATAGCCGCTGACACGCCCGCCGATCTCGCCGGTCGGCTTGCGAATCCAGTCCAGCAGATTGTTGGGCGGGCAAATCTGGCCCCAGTGCTGAGGATGAACGAACGCATCGGCAGGCGAGGAGTAGTCAGGAACGTAGGCAGCGTTGTTGTCCCAGCGGCCGTTGCAATCCACAAAGATGCCGACCGCCTGCTTTGCCAGGCACTCCATCATGAAGTCCAAGATCCACGCGCACTTGGCGGACTTGGCTTTCATCGCGGCCAGGAAACCGGTCTGCTTCATGAACATGAACAGCGCGCCATGGTAGTAGGTCTTGTGATCGCTGTTCGGGCGCAGGTAGATCAGGTCACCGACACGTTCAGGCTCGAACACCATGCCGAGATTGCGCAGCGCATGGCCCCGGATACTGTCCTCCAGGGACAGCGGCTGCATCACGTCATACATCTGCTCCAGCCACTTCTTCATGGAGTTCTCATACTCCGATGCGGAGATGAGCTTGGGATGGCTGCTGCTCGCCACCCAGCATTTGGCGTGCGTGGCGATATACCAGGCCGACTGCCGGGTCAGGAAAACACTGCGCTGAAACCCCTCGTTGATGTCGTACGTCACCATTTTGAGAAAGTGGAACGAGTGAGGCGCTTCCAGAATGCCGTGCGCGCTGCGGAGCATATAGGCGCTGTCGGCGCCCGACATCATGCTGTGGTGGACGTCCTTGCTCCATTCATTGGTGAACGGGCGGCCGTACTTATCCTTGAAGCCATAGCCATTGTCGTATGACTTGCCATTGGTGGCGATGAGCTGACGGAATGAGTTGTTGGCGGCATCCGGCTTGTTGGGATCGCCATAATACGCATCCGTGACGAAGTAGTCGGAATTGAACGACTTCTGCTTGTTGATGCCAATGCCCTGTTCGACATCGGTAAAGAAGTGCACACCCTCGTTGGCGGCGCCGCGCAGGAAGTCACGGTGCATCTCTTCCCATGGCACCGCGCCGTGGATGCGCACGCCATTCGGCTCGCTGGCGTGCATGGTCGTGATGTGCGACCACAGGGCGCGATCCTGCCGCGGCCCGCCATCACCGTTGTACCAGGTGCGCAAGCAGGTCGAGCCCGGCTCGAAGCCCCAGCCGATGAACTGGGTGCGGTAGTTCTCGCGGATCACCTGCGCGAATGCCATGTTCGGGTCGACGATGTTGGTGTCCAGGCCGCCGGCGTGCTTTCGCGCCCACTTGGGAGCGTACTTCACATGGCCCAAGCCACTCCAGTTCGCCTGGTTCCGGGTGAGCAGCGGCCAGCGATCGCTGAAGGAGCCGAACGCCGACAGGTTCTTCGGGTTGCGGCTTTCCAGGGTGACGCCAGGGCACACATGCCGGAAGAATTCATTTTCCTTGGGCTTGTGCGACTCCCAGGTCAATTCCATCGCACAGGTCCAGAATGGCTGGCATCCCTGGTTCCAGTGCTCTGCCTTCTGGCCGGCATGGTTGATCGGCTTGCCTGTGCCGGGAACGCCGTTGACGCGCGTGGACGTCAACTCGAACCATTCCAGCGTCGTCCCGTCCACGGCGAACAGCTCGCCCTTGAAGGCAAGCGGGGCCATCGTGTCGACGAGCCTGTTCAGGTCTTTTCGGAACGGCCACGATGCCCAGCGCCCGTGCGGCATGGCGCGGACGCGCACCGCGTGCATCGGCTCGGATGCGTCGTTGTTGACCTCCGAATTCATCGAGGCCACCGCCATGCCGAATAGGTACGCGTCGCCACCCGTGCCCAGAACCACGCCACCGCCAACCGGGGTATGCATCAGTTTGATGTCGCCGAACTGCGCCGCCATCCAGGGCACATCCAGCACGATGTCGTCGTCCCGCACACTGGCGTAGCAGGTGCCGGTCAGGACCGGATTGGCCTCATCGGCATAGTCCCAGATGCGGACCCCGGCCGGGGTCTTCGGGTGCTGCGATGGCGTCAGGAAGCCGGTGCCCGACGGCAGCCACTTGGGCGCCTTGATGCGGATGCCCGACACGAACCCGACCCCACTGTTGGCTGTCAGGTTGCCACTGAGGATGAAGTCGCAGCCGGAGCCGGGCAGGCCCAGCGTGCCCTCGACGACTTTGCCATTTCCCTCGATGCGCAGCACGCCAGTGCCGGTGGAAAGATCCACCACGTTCTTGGTAGTGATGCCCTTCACCTTGCCGATGCTGGTGATGTTGCCGCCGAGAGTGGTTATTGGCCCAGTCAGCCCGACGTTCAGGAATTCGACCCCATCAAGCAGGCAGCGCACCCGGCGCGAATTGCCGAGCGCGGCGATCACATTGTTCGCCCACTGCAGCTTGGTG